TGTTGATGACATTGATGATATCACGCACTGTTGGATCCACGTCCGCCGTGGAAGCAGGATCGAGTAGTGCGACATCATCCATGCGAATCGCCCACATACTCGGGTCAAAATTGCTCCAATACTCGTCCATTGGACTGCGAGCAAACATGAAATGGTCATCTGTGTCCAGTCCATGCAACTGGCCGTAGTAGTAGAACAAAGCCTTGGTGAAAGTGGATTTCGCAACACTGGACGCTCCGTGAATCAAAACTCCAAAAGGCGCTTTGCGTTCCTTCTGAGCAGCTCTCTTTGTGAGATCCAAGTTCTTCAAAAGCTTGAGACTCGCCAACTTCTTCTTCATCGCAATCATCTCAGCGCCAAGTGTCTTCTTTGAGAAGCGGCAATAAGCATCGCCCTTCTCAATAGAAGAATTGAGATCGGAACAGTACGCGAAATACGTTGTTCCAAGCGCTTCAAGATTGGACGTGAAGCTACCGAGACTCAGTAATCGATCTGCTTCCTTGAACCATGCTGCATAGGCTGCATCTGTATGGACGAGATTCATCCAATCACCCGTTGCGCGATACGCACAAATGCGCTCGCATAACATGATGGAAGTGTCGATGATGAGAACCATCAGACCTGTCTCACTCGTGAATTCTGCTCGTGCCTTTCTATCGAGTGTCAAAAACTCCTCATCAGACATGGACATGCCGACTTGTTTGAGGAATCCTTGCACCAAAAGGTAGGTGTAGAGCTTGCGCATTCGCTCAACAAGAGGATTGGAGAGCGAGCTCGTCGTGAGATCAAAGATGCGACGCGAAGCTGCGACACAATCTTCAAATTCACCTTGCAGGTTGTGAGTGGGACTCATCAACCTCAAAAAAGAGGTTGTGACTCCTTTCCCAACAATGAGCTTGTACGCAAGCGACGTGCACAACACATAATCGCTAGGTCTGTCACACTTGCGAAACCAATAGGCTACTTGGAAAAAGCTTTCAAGCAGATCAGTTATCTGATCACCATCAGCCAGTGTATCTTTGAGAGCTGTGAGACGGTTCATCATCAAATCGATGAACTCATTCTTCTCACCTGCATCTGAAATCGCACTGCTATCTGCTTGAAGACCAACACCCGAAAAAAGGAGTTCGATCTCACAATTGCGCACGTGGCTGTACGTTGGAAGGAGAACATTGTTGTAATTCGAACCTCCAAGCATACGCTCATTGAACTGCAAATGCGCGTCATTGCACATTCCATAGTCAGCAAACGTCTTTGAGAGATTCAGTGGTTTGCCAACATGTGAAATCCAATGTCGATCTCCAGGACACGCGTTGTGCATCAAAAGAGCATCGCGGATCGTGTGAGATGGGTCGACAAGTAGTGTGCGGCGTGTCATAACAGCATTGAGAATGCTGATGTGGACACGAATGAGAGAAGAATCGCAAGCAACTCTGACTTTGCGTCCTACAAGAGGACGTGTTGTGTTCTTCAGTGTAATTGAGTCGAACTGTTTCTGTTCGCGCTTGCGATATAGACGCTTGACGACACAAGCGACTATCTTTGGTAGGTTGGAACCTACCAGATCAAGGACATCATTTGTTGTGTCCGGATTTGTGGTGCATGCCGAAGCAAGCTTGGTGATCAATGTTTTGTTGTTTTGGTTGTACATTTGAATTCACCGGATTCATTCGTCTGTAATTGGGTGGCTGCTCCTAGAAACTCCACCTTACAACATTTTCAAAACACACAGGCAACTAGCCAATGGTGTGTTCAGACTTCACAAATCTACATATCCCATGTTAGATCTAGGCGAGGTAAGGTTAGCGGTGATCTTTACGCTTTCCATAAGCCTCCTCGAAATGTCATGGTTTTCTGAGAAATGTTCAGTTGTTGTGCTCCGAACGGAAGGATTTCAATCCTACAATTAGCATAATGAGTTGTACAGAGTGGTTTCAGCGAAATTTCACTTTCACTTACTAACATCTATTC